TTCTCCCAAACCAAGGTATGCAAGAAGACCGGCAACATCCTTCCCACTCAAATTGGTAAGCGTATTGTCCAGCGGTTGTTTACCTGCCAGCGCATTAAGCATTGTCGTGGCAAAGTTCGGATCATTCCCCAGTGCCGCCGCCAGTTCGTTCAGTGTATCCAGTGCCGCGGGTGCAGAACCCACCATTGCTGCAATCGCTGATTTCACAAAAGCCGTAGTGGCAATCTGTGTATTGTTGACCGACTGTGCCGCCGTGGGGGCTGTTGGCGTTCCGGTGAGTGCCGGACTCGACAACGGTGCTTTTAGTGCCAGCGCATTGTTAATGGTGGTACTGAAATTCGGATCATTGTTAATGGCTGCGGCTATTTCTTTCAGCGTGTCCAGCGTGGCTGGCGCACCATTAATAAGGGCCGTCAGTGCCGCCTGTACAAACGCAGTGGTCGCAACCTGCGTGGTATTATTCCCCGCCGCTGGCGTTGGCGCTTTGGGGGTTCCGGTAAATGTCGGGCTGGCTTTTGGCGCGTACTGTGAATGCGGGTCCGGTGCGGCAAGATGTTTTGCCATCTGATCATCCACGTACACCTTCAGCTCCAGTGCCTTGTCATCCACATACTTGCGGGTTGCCAGCACTACAGCAGGGTCGATTTTCAGGGTGATATTGTCCGTGCTGCTGGTAATCAGCACCATGCGCACGGTCTGAGTGCGCCCGCTACCTTCAGCCAGTTGCGGCTTATAGCTTTCCGGGCAGTTGCCCACGGCAATCAATGCCCCGGACTCATCAAACAAGCCCACTTCACGTATCCACCAACCGCCCTCGTTTTCAGGGATCACCTGTTCGGCAATAATCTGGCTGCTGTTCTGCGGGTCGATATAAAGCATATTCAGCGCAGCCCGGCGTTTCTCATTTACCAGTGCCGTCTGCTTTGCGTCCGGCGTTGGTAATACTCCACCGCCATCGCCCACCGCCATATGGGTAATTTTTAGCGGCACACCGAGCGCGGCGGCGCTGGCAAGTTTCGCCGCGCCAATATCCGTCAGCAGGGTATAAAATTTTGTGCTCATGGATTCACTCTCATTGTGTCAATAACATGGACCGCCCCGCCTTCATGCGCGGTGCCGCCGGAAATAATTGTTTCGTTGATATACGGATAGATCGTGATTTCTTCGCCAAGATAGCTGGCAGCCCCCACCCAATGCGGGCCGCTGGTCTGCAGATTGATGGACATGCCGATCAGATGGCGGCTACATGGTTTGGCATCGCTTATCAGCCGCTCAAGTTCCAGATAGGTATCTTCAGTGATGCCCTGGTCCTGCACGCCGATATCCAGGCGAAACGTGCCCGGTGTTTCTCCGGTCTGCCACCACTCAATAATGCGGATCAGAAAGCCGAACGGCTCCACCACCCGCCGCACGGCACTGGTGGTCCCTTTATGCTGATGAATATAAAAAGCATCCTTCACCACCTGGCGCTTGACGCTTTCTGTCCAGCCCTCGTCCCAGCGATCCACAGAGAACGCCCAGGCGAGATAAGGAAGGAAACTGACCGGACAGGTCGCCGGATTCCACAAGTCACGCAGCGGCACCTGCAGATCAGAAATCCCGCTACAGGTCTGCGCCAGTCGGCGCTCCAGTGAAGTTGAACCCGGTGGCAGCAGACTATTCATCCGTTCCTCCGTTGGTTACGCTCCACTGCGTACATGATGCGGCCTGTGTTTTGTTCAGGACCACATCAGCCAGCGGTGAAGCCAGTTCCACACGCTGAACACCCTCAACATGCAGCGCGGCAAAAATAGCACTACGGCGAATATCCCGACCGAGCCGCGTCTGACTGGCGATGTACCTCTGCAGGCTGACTTTTGCCGCTGCCATTACCGGCTCTGCTTCCGGTCCCGGATAAAGAAAAATGGTGGCTTCCACACGGTACGGGATGATTTCTGCGCTGCGAACCGTCAGACGGTCAGCCACCGGGCGGACGTTCTCACTGTTCAGGGCTTTCTCCACCACATCCAGCAAGTCTTTTTCTGCTGTTCCATCGCCTTCGCGGCTCAGGACAGTCAGCACCACCTCTGCAGGTGCCGGACTGGTTGCACTGGCATCCGCCACCCGACCGTCGGCGCTTCGGGCATGAAATTCATAAGCTGCAGTTGGCCCCGCAACTGAAAGTCCTTCAAATGCTGCAGGCACACGCAGGCGTAACGCTTCATCGCTTTCCATCACAGCCGCAACGGGCGGCACAGCGTCATTATCAGCAGGCGTCACCGTCAGGCGTGTCACGTTGTAGTTGGCAGCGAGCTGGTCCAGATCGCCGCCCATCGCGTAAGCCACCATCACCGCCTGCGCGGCTTCGTTAATGCGCTGGCGCAGAAGCAACTCACGGTAAGTATTCTCCTGCAGCAATTTGGTGACGGGTTCAGATTCCAGTTCCAGGGTACGCATCACAGCCTCCTGTTCATCTTTCGGATGAAGCGCCACAAATTCTGCCTTGCGTGCGGCAAGCAGCGTCTCAAAGTCCGGCACATCCACAATCTGCGGCGCAGGCAACTGCGAAAGGTCAATCACTGCCATTCTCTGCTCCTGTTGATACTGAAAGGGACACAGGCACACCGTTATTCCGTCGCCCGGTCAGCTCCACCACCATTGAACCGTCAAAATTGCTGTTAATAGTGATGGAATCCAGCGTCAGCCGTGGCTCCCAGCGACTCAGTGCCACATACACAGCCGACATAACCTGCAGGCGTAACGCCGGATTTTGTGGCTGATCTATCAGTGCCGACAGCAGGGAACCATATTCCCGACGGGCAATGCGGCTACCCTGCGGCGTCAGCAGAATGTCCCGCACCGACTGGCGCAGATGGTCAATATCAGTAATGGCTTTACCGCTGGTATTGTTCATCCCGCTATAAAGCGTCATACCGGGCCTCCGGTTGTGTCGCCGCCTTTCAGGACGCCAGTATGCTGATGCGCATCAACCACGATCCCGTTAGAACTCATCGCTCCGCCGCCCTGGGTAACGCCACCATTGATCACCACTTCGCTGTTAATGCGCGTGCGGTCAGCCTCCAGTACAAACTCACTGGTTTTCAGGGTGATGTTGTCAGCGGCCTCAATGACCATTGATTTGATGCCCCTGACATACCAGCGCCCGGTGGCGGGTTCGTATTCAAACCAGCCACCGTCAGGATGTTCTGTCACGCAGGCGTCCGCCGACGTCGACGGTGGTGCGAACTGATTCGAATACACAGCGGGCAGCGCAAAGGCGGTTTCCAGATTGCCGCCCAGACTCAGCAGCACCACCTGCTCACCTTCCGATGGTTTCCACCATGTGCGGGCATTACCCGCGCGCAGCGTCAGCCAGTTAATCCAGTTGGTTTCAAGGTCGCCCGTTTTCACCCGACAAAGCCAGTTTTCCCGGTCCACTTCGGTGACTACCCCAGTGCGGATCAGGTTGGTGATAAGGCGCATGATTTCGGTTAATTGTGCGTTCATAGGGAAAGGTTGCCATCAGGGGAAGAAAGGCGGCAGTGCTGCAACTTGTATCAGTGCTGATACAAAGATCACCCCGCCAGCCATTGCAGAATCATGTCGCGGGTCATTGCCTCAACATCATCATTTACGCCCAGAAGACGACGCTCTGCGTAACGGACCTCAGGTCCTTTGCGACTGACGCGATCACGCAGGCCGTAATGGTGAACGCGGGCAATACGCTGCACCTTGCCTTCAAACTGCACGCTGGCAGAATCCGTGCTGGCGGCGGTTTTCAGGTATTTTTTGGTGCGAAGTTTTGTAAACATCTGCCGTTTGATGCGGCCTTTTTTACTACGTGCTGTTACTCGCCTCGGTTCATAGCTGCTGCCATCAGGATTGCGTTGCATCCTGATGTTCTGCTGCTGTGCCCGGCGCAGTTCCTGCGCCAGCTGGCGCATCATGCGGCTTCTGGCGGCTGGCTCCAGATTCGCCAGCAAGGCACTCAGCCAGTCGTCCACTTTCTGCAGTTCAGCCACGTTTCACCGTCCACATTTCTTCAGGTTCATCAGGTTCCGCTATAGCTTCAACGCTCGACACACTACCGTCAGTGCTGACCAGCACACGCTCCGTCAGTTGCAGGTTCAGGCTGATATCACAGACATCGTTGCGCAGAATATCCACCTCAAAGGTGAATAGTTTTTCCCGTAACGCCGGGTTATTGATGGCATCGGGCTGGTTATCCCGCAGCCACAGCAAAACCGGGGCCATCAGCAGATTCTGGTCGCCGCTGAAATCCTCAATCACCGCGTTCAGGGTGTAACGGTACTCCCATGACATGGAGCTGGCCCCCGTGGCAACCAGCGAACCGTTATCCACAAACAGATGCAGTTTGTCCGGGTTATTGCGGACATAAGGCACCGCTTTATTGAGGGCGTGGCGCAGGGATTGTGGTTTGTTCACTGTTTCGCTCCTGACACGCAATAATCATGTCCACTTTGTCTGCACAGACCGCCCAGGCGGCCTCCGTTTCATCCAGCAACGCGTTCAGATCACCGTTAGTGCGCGGCGCTGCCTGATCCAGCCGACACGGCGTCACTCGCGGACAACCACTGACGGTAAGCTGCACCTCCGGTGAGTGCCGGACGTTCCCGCAGCCGGATAATGTCAACAGGCAAAGGAGTATCAGCCCAGTGGCGTAAATCCTCGTTCTCACGTTTCAGTTCCTCAATCCGGCGTTGTCGTTGTCTCAGCAGTGCGCTGGTCTGTTCTGCTTCGGCATAGAGCCGCGCCTGCTCCCGGTTATTGGTTTCAGTCAGAATGGACAGGCTGATAAGCTGGCTGTTGCTCTTTGCCAGTGCCTGGCTTTTGCTCTGCAGCTCGTCCGCCTGCGTGCTGATGATCCGGCTGGCATCAGCCAGCCGCCACGTCTGCCAGCCCAGCGCCACCAGTAATAACGCCAGCACAACCAGCAGCAACCGGTTCATGCTGCTACCTGTTGCGCCATCTGGTTACGGGTGATCCAGAAGGCAATAACGGTCAGCAGATAAAGGACCAGGGTAATGGTCCACCCCGTCCAGGCGAGACTGACAACAATCAGCAATCGCATCACCCAGCTGATAAATACGTTTTCTTTTCGGGTAATGGTCTTCAGCAAAGATGCCCTCAACTCCTGCCAGAGCGGGCCGTTCTTAATTAACGCAGCCAGTGCTACCGGAATTGCCACCCATGTCAGCAGACAGGCTACCCAGACACCGGACGCTGCCAGTACCGGAAAAATCCCCTGCGGATACACCATTGCTGCGATCAACAGCGCCATCCATAACATCAGAAACAGCCCGCTGATTAATTTCTTTTTCATTTCAGTTTGCTCCCTGTAAGCACCAGGCCATCTCCCGCGCACGGCGGTTATCCAGCCCCTGATTAAAAATACCTTTCACATAAACCCAGCGCGGCAACTGTCGGCACGCATCCGCCCAGCGCCGCTGGTTGAGTAATTTCACCAGCGTGGAACTGCAGGCATTGCCCGTTCCCACGTTGAAGGCAAACGACACCGCAGCGTCATACACCTTCTGCGGCGGCTGTTGCTTCACACACCTTTCCAGCGCCCGCTCCACACGCAGCACGTTAGAGATCAGCCCTTCCGCTGCCTGTCGTTCCGTAATGGTTTTGCCGGGAATGACGCCAGACGTATTACCAATGCCGTCGGTCCAGACACCCGCGCTGCACTGATACGGCTGCAGACGACAGCCTTCGTAATCGGCAATCAGTTTCAGCCCCTCCACGGAGGTGTGAAGCTGCTGAAAACCCGGCAGCGTGGCAGCAATAGCCAGCACGGCCCCGACAAGGCAGCGTTTAACGATTGATGGATTCATAGTCCTCCCGCGAGATCTGCCCGTCGCGCAGAAGCTGGTAGGCTTTGTGTTTGTAGTACCAGTTGATAGCCAGCATCAGCACACCGATCATCAGGCCGCCCAGCGTTGAGGCATCCTTGATGGACAAATCGCCCAGCCAGGCCAGCACGACGGCGATGCAATACGTGATAAAGGCGCTGATTCGCTCAAGCGTCATAATTCAGTCCCATAGCTGGACGGTCTGCACGGTGGTGGTTGTCGGAATGTCCGGCAGCTCCACCTGCAGCCCGTGAGGTAAAAAGGGGCCGTATTCGGCAAGCCCCGGATTTGCCTTCAGTACCTGCTCCGTGACACCCTGCGTGCGCCCGTAATGACGCCAGCAAAGTGCGTCCACCGTGTCATACTGATGCGCACGCACTTTCATCAGATAAGCTCCACTGTGCAGTGCGGCGCATCCTGCACCCGGCTGATGGCCCAGCGGGCGTCACGCCATAAATCACCGCTTGCTTCCGCCAGTTCCTCGCCTCGCTTCGCACCGGATGCCGTGGCGTCATAGTCCTGGTAACGTTCGTTGAGCATGGCGCGTGCCCAGCAGTAAACCGCGTTGAAATAGTGCTGAATGCGCTCGCTTTTGCCGTCCAGTTGTTCCGCCGGGACTTCTGCCAGCGAGGCATACCCCAGCATCTGCTGGCGTCTGCGAAACTCATACAGCTCTGCGTTGACCTCCGAAATTGCCGACAGGGCAACCTGTTTTAAACGCGGCTGCGTCACCGTGCCGTCAGTGCGCATCACACTGCGAAACTCCGACAGGTCCACATCAGGCCAGAACGGCGTATTCCTGATGATTTCCGCCTGTTCCGGTGCCTGTTCTGGCGCAACAAACTTCATGCTGCTTTCTCCTGAAATAGAGGGCGGTGGACGGGGTTTTGATGTGGCAGTGCCTTTCGCCACCCCGTGCCGCCCGTGCGCGGGGGCACGTTCTGTCAGCGGCTGTCATTGCGCAGTCTGCGCTCCAGCTGCTGTTTGTCTTTTTTCACGCCACAGCGGGGATCGAGCTGTAACGCATGGTTGAGATGATTAAGGGCAGACGCCGGATTTCTTTCACTCAGGACAGCGCCAATCGCTTTATGCAGACGCGCCCGTGACTGGTCCGGCATATCCATACCGTCTGTCAGCTCCAGGGTCTGCAGCAACAGATCGGCATCAAAGCCGGTGGCGGCAAGCATTGCGCTCTGGGCTGCATCTGCCATTTCCTCTGCCAGCACGGTCTGCACGTTGCGGTTACCTAACGGCATCACCCAGCCATGACGCAGGGCGTGACGCCCGATCTCCAGCGCCCCGGCATAATCTCCGGCATCAATGCGCCACAGCATCACGTACATCAGCACGTCATCCTGTTGAGCGCCTCCGGCAGCCAGGACACCCTCCGCCCAGGCGGCGTACTTCGGCAGCAGCTCCACCTTGATTTCCGCTTTTTTGACCGTGGACTGAACGCCCTTGAGACGGCGGCGGTCTTCCGCCAGTTGCAGCAGCATCAGGTCATAGCCCGACGCGTGGCGAACGCTGCCGCCCTCGCGGGCGGCCTGTTCAGCCTGAACGCGCAGGCGATGCTGCCGTGCGGGACTCAGGCTCATGAATTACGCTCCGGTTTCTGCTGCTGCGGCGCTGAAGTCGCCAATCTGGATGTTTTCCACCAGTGCGGCGCAGCGGTAGTCCTCAACCACATAGGCTTCGTTAACGGATTCAAAGTTTTCAATCCGGTCACGTTTCGGGTTGTCGATAACTGAGCGGCGGCGGGTGTCTTCCTGCCAGTAGATGGACAGGTTATCCAGACGGGTGATCAGCAGTGCATTCGGCGGGAAGAACGGCGCACGCACGGCCTGCAGGCCACCCATGCGTTTCTGACTGATGATCATATCGGCAGCCAGTTTTTCACTGTTTTCCTGCTCTTTGTTGACCAGCGGGAAATACTTGTCAGACAGCAGTTCACGACCGCAAATCACCACCAGATCGTCATCGTCCTGGTAGACCACATCGATAAGCTCATTGACGGCATCCATCACCACGGCGTCCAGGTTGGCATATTCGCCACCTTTCCCGACTTTCACCGCACCCGGTGTGGTTTCACCGCCCGTGGTGGTGCTGCCCATGACGTGATCCGGTGCATCTTCACGGATTTTCTGCAGCCAGCCTTTGTTCACATCCTGCAGCAGCGGGTTTTCGCTACGGTTGGAGGTTTTCGCACGCTTCACGCCGTTAAAGCCGATCATGATGCGGTCCAGAGCCTGACGTTTCACGATGGCGTCACGGATGCGCACCTGGAAATCCTGAAACTTCGCCCACAGGTCCAGCTTCGCGTAGGTCAGCACCGTGTCAAAGTTGGTCTGCTCGCATTTATATTCCACATCGACCATCAGCGTCGGATCGACAGGTTCACGCTCTTTCGCGGTGGTGTCAGTGGTTCCGGCAATGGTGCTGCCAACTCCCAGCCCCAGCAGCTGACCGGACTGCTCAGTCACTGGCGTGACGTTAATCAGCGTCAGGAAAGCGGCGGACTGCTGGATCTGGTCTTCCAGCGTCTGCTGCACAGACGGCTCCACGGTGAACTTGCTGGACAGTTCTTCAACTGCCACACCGTTCAGACGCGCCAGCTGCTGCAGGTAAGCGTTAAAAGCAAAGCGGGTATTCTTCTTCATCGGGTTTTGTGCTCCATCAGCAATTGGTCAGAGTGTCAGCGGGGGCGTTACCGCCTGTTGCACGCTGGCGGTAGTCCTGGCGACTGTCTTCATGACTCAGCTTGTCCACCAGTTCGTTAAAGGCGGTTTGCTGTGCCTGCAGGGCAGTCTCCAGCTCAGACAGGCGTTCTTCCTGCTCAGACAGGGATTTTTCGGTGCGTGCGCTCAGGTTCTGCTGCTCAGTGGCGACCAGCTCCACGGCCTTATGCACATCAGAGAACCGGGCGTCATCGGACTGCTCTTTTTTGGTAAACAGCGCCGTAACGCGGGCAAACAGGGACGGTTTGTCGTCCTGGATTTCTTCCAGTTCGATCACCGTTTCCTCTGCAGCGGTAAAGAGATTGGCAGGATTCTGCTTGCGGTTTGCCAACGGGTTATGGGCTGCACTGGCGCTGAATGTCAGCATTTCCGTACCCAGACTGGCAGGGTCATCAGTGGCAGCCAGGCCGACCAGATAGGCTTTGCCCGTATCAGCGAACTTCGGGCTGACTTCCATAGAGGTGAATAATTTCTGGCCTTTTTTCACCAGTTCCACCAGGGACTCCGTTGGCTCAACGTCGGCATACAGCGCCATCTTGCCTGCCAGCGGACCTTCCGTGATTTCTTCAGCAAACAGCGCCGTCACCTTGCCGTAGCGGTTAAAGGTGCTGTCCGGCAGATAAGACTTGATGTGCTCAAGGTTAATCAGCGCGGTATACACCGCCGGGTTGTAGCTGGCTGCCATCTGTTCCAGCCATTCACGCTGGATTTCGCGTCCGTCGGTGGTGGCACCTTCCACCCCGATGCGAAAACGCTTTGCTTTCACTGTCATGAGCCGTGCTCCGTTAGAAAAAACTTACTGGAGCCTTATGGTTGCGGTGATGGGGGCAGTGAAACAATGCGCGGTATTTGTACCGACAACCACACAAACCGCAGGCGGGGAAAGCCTTCATTCAAGGCTGTAGGTTTGTGCCATGAACACCACACTGACACCCGCAGATCTCGATCCCCGTCGGCAGGCCATGCTGCTGTACTTTCAGGGATACCGCGTAGCCCGCATTGCTGAAATGCTGGGCGAGAAAGTTGCAACCGTTCACAGCTGGAAAAAACGCGACAAGTGGGGTGACTATGGGCCGCTGGATCAGATGCAGCTCACCACCGCCGCACGCTACTGCCAGCTCATTATGAAGGAGCACAAAGAAGGGAAAGATTTCAAAGAGATTGATCTGCTGGCGCGCCAGTCGGAGCGCCATGCGCGGATCGGCAAGTTTAACAATGGCGGCAACGAAGCCGACTTAAACCCTAACGTCGCCAACCGCAACAAAGGCCCGCGTCGTCAGCCGGAAAAGAACGTTTTCACCGATGAACAGATTGAGAAGCTGGAAGAAATCTTCCATTCCTCCATGTTCAACTATCAGCGCCACTGGTGGGAAGCCGGAAAAACCAACCGCATCCGCAACCTGCTGAAGTCACGCCAGATCGGTGCGACCTTTTACTTTGCCCGTGAAGCCCTGATTGACGCCCTGCTTACCGGACGTAACCAGATTTTCCTTTCTGCCAGTAAGGCACAGGCTCACGTCTTTAAGCAGTACATCATCGACTTCGCCAAAGAAGTGGAGGTGGAGCTGAAAGGCGATCCGATGGTGCTTCCCAACGGGGCCACACTGTATTTCCTCGGCACCAATGCCCGCACGGCTCAGAGTTACCACGGCAACCTGTATCTGGATGAATATTTCTGGATACCGAAATTCCAGGAGCTGCGCAAAGTGGCTTCCGGTATGGCTATTCACAAGAAATGGCGACAGACCTATTTTTCCACGCCATCCAGCCTGACACACAGTGCTTATCCGTTCTGGTCCGGTGCGCTGTTCAACCGTGGGCGCAACAAAGCCGATAAGGTGGACATCGACCTGTCCCACAGCAATCTGGCCCCCGGCCTGCTGTGCGCAGACGGGCAATACCGCCAGATAGTCACCGTGGAAGATGCGGTACGCGGCGGCTGTAACCTGTTCGACCTCGACCAGTTGCGCATGGAGTACAGCCCGGACGAATACCAGAACCTGCTGATGTGCGAGTTCGTTGACGATCTCGCATCTGTGTTCCCGCTCAGCGAATTGCAGGCGTGCATGGTGGACAGCTGGGAAGTCTGGACCGACTTTCATGCACTGGCCCTGCGCCCGTTTGGCTGGCGCGAAGTGTGGATCGGTTATGACCCGGCAAAAGGTACGCAGAACGGCGACAGCGCCGGATGCGTGGTGGTGGCACCGCCAGCCGTGCCGGGTGGTAAGTTCCGCATTCTTGAGCGTCACCAGTGGCGCGGGATGGACTTCCGCGCCCAGGCTGACGCCATCAAAAAACTCACCGAACAGTACAACGTTACGTATATCGGTATCGACTCGACCGGCGTTGGTCACGGGGTTTATGAGAACGTGAAAGCGTTCTTTCCTGCCGTCCGGGAGTTTGTCTATAACCCCAATGTTAAAAATGCCCTGGTACTCAAGGCCTACGACATTATCAGCCACCGCCGTCTGGAGTTTGACGCCGGACACACCGACATTGCGCAGTCATTCATGGCAATCCGTCGCGCAACCACCGCCAGTGGCAACCGCCCGACCTACGAAGCCAGCCGCAGCGAAGAAGCCAGCCATGCCGATCTGGCATGGGCAACCATGCACGCACTGTTTAACGAACCGCTGCAGGGCGAGTCCGCCAATACCAGCAATATTGTGGAGATTTTTTGATGAAAGAACATATCGCGCCAGGCGAAACCGTAACTGCAGAAGAAACTAAAAAACCCGTTGCGGAGGCTTTCAGCTTTGGTGATCCCATTCCTGTACTGGACCGCCGCGAACTGCTGGACTATGTGGAATGCGTACAGATGGATCGCTGGTATGAGCCGCCCGTCAGCTTTGACGGACTGGCGCGCACCTTCCGCGCCGCCGTGCACCACAGCTCCCCGATCAGTGTTAAGCGTGACATTATCAGCAGTACCTATATTCCACATCGCCTTCTCAGCCAGCAGGCATTTACCCGTTTTGTGCAGGACTATCTGGTTTTTGGTAACGCCTACCTGGAGAAACGCACGAACCGCTTTGGTGAAGTTATTTCGCTGGAGCCTGCACTGGCAAAATACACCCGACGCGGGCTTGACCTTGAAACATACTGGTTTGTGCAATACAGCCTGACGACACAGCCGTATCAGTTCACAAAAGGTAACGTCTTCCACCTGATGGAGCCGGATATCAACCAGGAGATTTATGGTCTGCCGGGTTACCTTTCTGCCATTCCGTCAGCTCTGCTCAACGAATCCGCCACGCTGTTCCGCCGCAAGTATTACATTAACGGCAGCCACGCAGGCTTCATCATGTACATGACCGACGCCGCACAGAACCAGGAGGATGTGAACAACATCCGCAAGGCAATGAAAAGTGCTAAAGGACCGGGCAACTTCCGCAACCTGTTTATGTACTCGCCTAACGGCAAAAAAGATGGCATTCAGATTATCCCGTTGTCGGAAGTCGCGGCGAAGGATGAATTTCTGAACATCAAGAACGTCAGCCGCGATGACATGATGGCGGCTCACCGCGTACCGCCGCAAATGATGGGCATCATTCCCAACAACACTGGCGGCTTTGGGGATGTGGAAAAAGCGAGCCGTGTCTTCGTCCGCAATGAACTGATGCCCCTGCAAAAGCGACTGCAGGAGCTGAATGACTGGCTGGATGAAGAGGTTATCCGTTTTGAAGCCTATGACTTAGGACTTAAGGGCAAACGAAGCTGACATACTCATAACATCAATAACCGACCAACTCTCACAACGCCTCAGCAGCATTCTGCGGGGCGTTTCTTTTTGCCCTGACATCTCCCTCCCTCCACTAAATGAGGCCGCCAGCGGGCCAGAGGCTGTGCCGGATTTTGGCCATTTTACCCCGTTGCGCGCGCTCGTATCCCCGCCACGCCTGCCCGCTTTATGTAGTGGTTTTCATGCGCCTGCATGACATAAGCAAAAGCCCGCCATTCCTGGCGGGCCTCAGCTAAAACGATCCTCAAACGATCATGCGGATTCATGCGGCATAGTCATGCAGCACAATTCCTTTGCCCCACTATATCCTTTGTGGCAGAAATTGAGGAAAATGATTCATAAATACTCATATTTCGGAGGATATATGGCAGTTCTATTTTTATTTGGCGCAGGTGCGAGTTTTGGCAGCGGTCCATGTAGTCCATCCAATCCACCTCTTGGTAAAGATCTGCTTATCCGCATGCGTGAAAAAGGTGGAGTTGCTTCAACTATTGATGGCGCTCTATTGGAGAGTTTCATTGCAGATCCTGAACAAGGAATGATTAATTTTTTCAATGAACGAAATTGCGAGACAACTCACCTCCTAAAGCAGATGTGCGCCTATCTTGCACAATTTCGGGTCGAGAAAGAAAACACCTACATAAAACTGTTTAACCTATTAAAAAAAAGAAAAAACATATGTATGGCAACAACTAATTACGACCTATTAATTGAACAAGCTATATGCTCTGTTGGCTGTCTTGTTCAATATCACTCATCGAAGCGCAATAGAAATAACATACCGGTATTAAAAATACATGGCTCAGTAAACTTCATACCAGTTGCAAATATCGTTAATATCGATTTCGAATTACCTGATTGCGAGAACTCTGCAATATTCGATGGTCCAATTGATATTTACAACGATGAGCAAGACGTGATTGCATACTGCGAAAGTGATTCTGCCCTCTCACCCGCAGTTGCATTATATCATCCCAAAAAAAGCGTATTGCACTGCCCCTCATTTGTTAAGTATCAGCAGGAAGAGTTTCGTTCTGAGGTTGAACGTTCATCCAAGATATTCATTATTGGACTTAAAATAAATCCAAATGATGAGCATATTTGGTCTGAAATTGAAAAAACTTCAGCCGACGTCTACATAGTAGACAAGGATAAAGAATCTACTATCACCTGGGTTAATAGCTTGAGCAAAAAGAACATTTACCACATAGCTGATACTTTTGATGAATCGATTGTGAGAATTAAAAACATTCTGCAATTATAGATAACAAAACCATTATAAAGTACCAATGATGGGCTAACGCCTCGCCCCGCTCGTTGTTCAACCTTGCTGGCGTCAGTATCAAGTCCTGCCGCCAGCAACGTTCCTCAGTGCAGCCAGCTGTCGTCTTCCCAAACCTGCTGCATAATTTCCATTACCCGCTTTTTGTCTTCATCAAGCTTTAAGCCACTCAGCTCAACGCCGTTTGCCGACCCTTTACGGATGCGAATAGCTGTCTTTGGATAGATGGGCTGCAGGTTGCGGTAAAGCTCGGACTCCAGAGCGTCCAGGGTTACCTGGCTAATCTTTTGCTCTTTATCGATCATTATCTCAATTCGCATAGGGACCCCTAACTGGAAATATCCATTGATCGGCTGTATTCATGGCTACGAATTTTCGCCATCAGCTCATCGGTCAACTCAGAAGCCCACTGAAGAGCCAGCTGCTTTTCTGCATCATCACACTCGCTAGCCGCTACAAGCTTGATAAAAAAATCAATGCGCTGGAGCTTCAAAGACTCCAAAAGGTAATCCTGCATTTTCCCTCCTATCACTACTACTGGACAAACATAACTGTATGTATATCCACTGTTTATATATACAGTATAGAAGAGATTTCTATTTGTAAAACCCTTTTTTCAATTTCAATCAGATACCTCTGATGGGATCACCAAACAGGAATATTCAGACGATACTCACGAATACCACTGCCGCCATTTATCATCTTCCTGTAGCCGCTGGTTGCGGTAGAAAATGCGCAGCCCGGCCCCGGACGGAATGCTGCCGCCACGTAAAAGCAGATCCACCTCTGTTTCACTCGCTTCAAACCCTCTGGACCTCAACTCAGCGTCGAGCTGCTGGCGCTGCTGCTCGTTAACTTCCTGTTTGTACCCTTTCCGCCGTTTCGGTTTTACCAGCCTCAGCCTGGCTGTCAGCTCCCGCCGTTCCTTCGCACTCAGATCGTGAAGGTCGGGCAGCGCGTCAGTTTCTTCGGTTTCTGGTAATTCGCCCCCTGATTGGTTCAAAATTTCAACAGGGGGACAGTTATTGCCACGAGTCCAAGGGGCGCAAGCGCCCTGGTCGGCTGCCGCCTCCTGAACGTCAACGGCCTTACGAACCATTTTCCACTTCACGGCATGAGTGCAGATCTTGCCCTCTGCAATAGGTGACCAGATGCCATAAATACGAATGCCGTGATCGCCATAGGCGGTCGGCTCTTCGTTGATTTCATAAGCAGTTCTGATGAGGTGATATTTACGGGGAACCAGTACGCCGCCCTGCTTCATGATGTAGGTGGCAAAACAACCAGCATCAGCAGCAGCCAGGATTGCATCAAGGCGCGGGTTATCCAGTACCGGCGCACCTGCTTTTTTGTCACCCTGTTGCCTTGCCGCCTGACCAGCCAGCAATCGCAGTTCACGGTAAGCCTGACGCCCCGGAATGCCAAAGAAGCGGAATTGCTGAACACGATGCAGAGACGCCCAGGCATTCACGTATTCAGCGTTATCACGCAGGGATTTACCCGTTTCCTTGCTGATCTCGCCAGCCAGACCACGCCCGTCAATGTTCTTACTGATATATTTCGCGATGTAGCTTGTCGGCGTTCCTTTGCGCGGGTTAATCAACTCAGACTTAAAGCGCGGCCCCGTGTTATTGCCCAGCTCCTCGCGGTCTTCACGGATGGCAAACTTACGCAGTAATGCAGTGATGGCGCGGCGGTCTTTTTTGCGCATAAAACACAACAGGTGCCAGTGAACTGTACCGTCATGATGCGGCTCAGCCACCCGCACGCCATACCAGCGCAATCCGGCTTTGTGCATCGCCTTACGAAATGCAGCAAACATGCCGACCAAATAATCACTGCTTTGTCTTACCGTCGCATTTGTCCAGTTCGGGTTGGGTCTGCCGTTATTTAGCGTGGAATGGAAACGTGACGGACAGGTGATGGTGTAGAAAACGGCGCAGTCACCGCGCATTTCCGCGATAAGTTCCAGACCTTTAACACAGGCCATCATCTCATTGCGGCGATGCGCAGGGTTGCTGCTGCTGGCGTTTACCACATCCTCCATGTCCAGCGTGTCGCCGTCTTCGTTCACCAGTTCATGAGAACGGAAAAACTCCAGCGACTTACGGCGCTGCTCACGTTTATGCATCACGGCTTCATAGCTGACATAAGGAGATGCTTTTTTGCTGACCAGGCAGACAGCGCGCAACTGCTCTTCCCGCCATTCGCAACGCATCTTCCATAATTTCCGGTACCACCAGTCAGCGCACAACATACGCGCCAGCGAACCCGGAATGAGTTCATAGGGCACGGGTTTACGGCGGTTTCTTTTCCGACGGAGTTGCTCAAACGCAGGCGGGATAACATCCAGACGCAGGGTTTCCGCTGCCACCTTTTCCCATGTCTTGCGGATTTCTTCTGGCTTAACGTCATCGGTGGCATACAAATCACCACAAGCTGCATCAAGGCACATGCTCATATGCGCAGCGACAAGGGTAGACAGGCGCTTCACCTGATCCTGACTCATTTCAGGCAGGATAAGCAGGCCATCCAGCCCTTCATGGCTTGCCATAAAGCGAAAAGAAGCGGATAGCTGACTGTCGCGTACATGCTCCAGTCGTTCCAGACATGGCTTAATCGTCTCACGCAAATAGCGGGAATAAGCCTTTGGCCTGCCCAGGCTGCTGAAGTATTCAATACGTTGCATCAGCGGCTTGCTGATATGGGAAGGCTGGGCATTGACGTCCGCCAGAATGACCATATCCGGATTAAAACGCTGCTGCTCATGCGCCAGCTTTGCCCGACTAATGAGCTTATCCTGCTCCATTTCGCGCTGGACAGGATCACGGGATTCATTAAAGAAATAACGCTCCCAGACCTGATCACTCAGTGCCTCGCGGCGCAGCTGTTCCTGCTCGTTATCGGCAGCGTACAGAGTGATCAGGTTTGAAAGCGCAGAAACCGGCGCAACTTCCGCCGGGTCCAGATAAGGGTTAATGGCCTTTTTCGGGCTGTTCCATGAGAACGATGCGGCAGCCTCGTTAAAGCCGCAGCAGTTGTTCATATCGGCATGGCTCATGCACGTACTCCGTACACGGCAGAACTATCCACGCCACGCGAATAATCAAATCCCACCCAGCAGCGCGGCCCGGAAACAGCAATGATTTCTGTTGCTGATTTACCCTCGCCAGCTGCCACACCGATGCTGCGTTTTGCCTTGATGTAGTGGTGAGTAAAATTGCGATACAGCGAACGGATCAGGGATGTGTCACTGTTAGAAACAATGACCGGATGTCCTTCTGATGACCGATGTTCAAGAACAGATGCCAGGTGATACTGGTCATCTTCAGTGAAACCATCAGTGTGATAGCCGGAAAACGTACCGTCATACGGCGGATCGCAATACACCACATCCCCCGCCTTCAACATCGCCAGCGTTTCATCAAAGCTGGCGCAGATAAACGTTGCTCGCTGGGCCTTTTCTGCAAATGCGCGAATTTCTTTTTCAGGGAAATACGGATTTTTATAATTACCGTAGGGAATGTTGAAATGCCCGCTCTTGTTATAGCGACATAAACCACGGTAACCGTGACGATTGAGATACAGGAAATATACCGCTTTCATGAAATCAGTAATTTCAGTGGAGTAATTAAACTCCTGCCTTATGTTGTAATAAGCCACCTCCCTGTTTGCGATCTCAAATAAAACTCTGGCGCGAGATATAAACGATTCACAATCAGCAGCAACCTTTTTATAGAGGTTGATTAAATCAGGATTAATATCCGCAACCAGATAGCTGGGGTAATCCGTCTCCATCATCACGGCACAGGAACCCGCGAAAGGTTCAACCAGTCGCGGGCCAGCAGGAAGGTGTTTTTTCAGTTCGGACATAATGGCGGTTTTATTTCCCGCCCATTTCAGGATGGTGCTCATACAGCACCTCCGTTGTAATGTTTGCCTTTCAGCTCTGCGATTTCCTGACAGGTAATGCAAAGCTGCACCCCCGGAATGGCACGGCGGCGTGCTGGCGGAATTGGCGCTTCACACTCAACGCAAAGCACGCGGGACACGCCCGGCGTTTTGGCACGGGCAGCACGGATATGACGTTGGCGTTCTTCTTCAACTCGCTGCTGTACGAGATCCATTGCATCAGCCATCAGTGGATCTCCTGCGCTTCGTTCTGGATTGCTTCAGCAGTCACACGCAGCAGTTCTGCTGCTTCGACGTGGTTTAGTTGGCGGGATGTGATATGACACGCCAGGCTATCAAGGCGAGCTGCCATTGCTTCAGCCCTTGCCCGGCGTTCTTCCAGACGAGCCTCTGTCAGTAAAATATTAAGCCCTGCATCATCCGGTCCGGTTTTAGTCGTGAGGGTTTCAATATTACGCATAATCAATTCTCCTGAATTTAGATAAAGGGATGCCCGGCGGGTTTACGCCATTAATTTCATTAGTTGGTTAATTCGGCATGGTTAGCCGTCTGGGAAATAAGCTCACCACTGCACGAAAATGATTCATTGCTTTAATCAGCTCCCGCTTTTCGTCAGTGGTCAGCTCATTAATGCTGATGCTATGACGTTCAGCTGGAATTTTTGCCATAAAGAATATGGCAGCCAGTGCCCGTTTATTTTGTTCATTATTGATATCCCGTGGATCACGCATATCTTTAATAAACCGCTCAAGCTCTGACTCAATATTCATGCCAAAAACTTTCGCCCTTAACTCCGCAATGTGATTAAGTCCATTCAGGCGTTCACCGGGGCTTAATGGAACAGTTGCTGCAGCGCCATTAATTGCCATACTTCATATCCCCCAAACGCAGCTATCGTTCTTTGTTCTTACGGTAACGCTCAAGAGGAGATACATTTTTTCGTATCGTCTCTTTAACCTGCTCTCCCCGTAAAAACGTCCCATCCTTTAACGTGAAAAAGTAACTGCCATCGCCCGACAATGACGTATAGCAACAGAGCAAATCATCTTCAGGTACTGAATAACTCTCCCCTCTGTAACGAAACTGATAAACCACTTCACTTTCTGCCGCATACATTTGGACTTTCTCCGTTTCCTCGTGGTCAATTCAGACAGCAATTCATCTTGTGAATGACATGGATGCCAGCGTTTTCCATTCTCACCCGTGATCCAGCCGTGACCGTAGTGCATTGCCGGACTTTGTTTTACCAGCAGCGACGCAAATGATGGTTCTTTCGTCAGCATAAGCACCTCACAGCAAACCGAATGAAGCACCGAGGCCAGTCACAGTATCAACTGCACTCGCCATCGCAGGGTTAGCCTGTAAACGGGCCTGCAATGAAACAGCCGCCAGCGCCATCAGTCGTGTTACAGAATTAATGCTGCTGATGGCATCACGACGACCGGCACTGGTTTTTACATCGCCAGATACCGCACCTGCAGCAACACGCCCGATCTCTGCGGTTGCACTCATGACGTAATGCGGCAGTTTCTCTTTTGCTACCTCATTAATCGGTACACATGGCAGGCAGTGAATCTGTGCCAGAAAACCATCTATCAGCGTTGAATCTTCAGTCAGATCGGTAAGCAGCCAGATTTCTGGCGCATTGAGCTGATGCGGTTGATCTGGGTTGAGTTTGTTTCGCAGAGTCTGGACATTCATTCCTGCACGTTCTGCCAGCTTCGCCATATTGTGACGAAGTGCAAAAGCTCTACAGGCTTCATCAAAATGCGGGTGTTTGGAAATCTTATAATCAAACATGCTACCCCCTTAGAAAGTTCTCATAATTGAACTTACTTACCAACAATGACGCGGAAGTTGGAATGACCGAGGGATTCACGGACCTGATCGGTTTTGTACATTAAATAACGCAGGCTTACGCGGCCTTTGTTTTTTTCCTTCTTGACCATGTATTTAGCAAGCTGACCATGGTGAATTTTTTGATACACAGAGCCGCGGGAGATACCTTCCCATTCAGCGAACTCAGCAGGCGTTGCCATCTCTTTTGGTACACGAATTGAAATATCAGTACTCATAGTGCAGTATCTCTTAGTTTGGTTTCGTTTTATCTTGTTTTATGTGGTTTGGTTTTGCTTTTCAAACCATGAATGGATATTAAGATCACTTTTTATATACGTCAAGAGGTTTGATTATGAGCTTAATCAAAGCGGGAAATGATAGTGGTGGGCGCGATGCAATTAACAGGCTTATTAAGGCTTACAACTTCAGCTCACGACAGCAGCTCTGCGAACATCTGGAAGTATCCAAAAGCACTATGGCTAACAGATACTTAAGGGATAGCTTTCCTGCCGAATGGGTAATTCAATGTGCCCTTGAAACAGGAGCTTCCCTTCTATGGCTGGCTACTGGTCAAGGAGATATGTATGCGTGTGAGAACGAAGAAACAAATCTCAAAAATGAACCTCCCGTCACTGTAAGACCACTTTCTAAGATCGTTGCTCCTAGCATCAAACGTGTTGAACTGAAGAACGGCGAACTGCAGGCAAGTGATGAAATTCTTATTGATAGCAGCCTGCTCGATGGTGACTCATCCAACGCTTTATTTGTTAAAACAGCTAATAATAGCTTTGTAGTGGATACGTCCGTTAAACAAGTCAGTAATGGCTTCTGGTTAGTCGATATGGACGGAGTTAAAAGCATCGTCAAAATTGCGCGCATACCCGGAAACAAAATAGTAGTTAGCCAAGATGACACTTCATTTGAATGTTCTGTAGATGATGTGGAAGTCGTAGGACGTGCAGTCAAAGTAATCAAGAACCTCTAACTTATGACCATCAGAAAACAGCCGAACGGAAAATGGTTGTGTGAGTGCTATCCCAATGGACGCAATGGTAAGCGCGTGCGTAAGCAATTTGCTACCAAAGGCGAAGCCATTGCATTTGAAAGCTTCACAATGGAAGAAGTGAACAAAAAACCGTGGTTAGGAGAAAAGGATGATCGGCGACACCTATCAGAATTAATTGAGCTTTGGTATTCCCTGTATGGTCAGACACTCGCAGACCCCAAGCGCCTCATGGCGAAACTTAGAATTATCTGTAATGGTCTAGGCGACCCCATCGCCTCAGAACTGACAGCCGGTGACTTTACGAAATACCGCGAAGCACGGTTAAAAGGTGAAGTACGAAATGAAGATGGCACGTTTATGTCGCCCGTTAAGCCCCGCACGGTAAACCTTGAACAGCGCAATCTATCATCTGTTTTTGGTACGCTGAAAAAGCTGGGCCACTGGTCAGCCCCCAACCCGCTTGCTGGGCTGCCAACATTTAAAATTGCTGAGAGTGAATTGGCGTTCCTGACCCCGGAAGAAATTAAACGTCTGCTGGATGCCTGCGCCGATTCTCAAAGCTCCAGCCTGCTTTTGATTGCAAAAATATGCCTGGCCACCGGCGCACGCTGGAGCGAAGCCGAAAACCTGCAGAGTCATCAGGTATCAAAATACCGTATCACTTATACCAAGACCAAAGGCAAGAAAAACCGAACTGTGCCTATTTCTAAGGATTTATATGAAGAACTGCCTAAGAATAGGGGGAAGTTATTCACCCCATGCAGAAAAGCCTTTGAGCGTGCAGTAAAGCGGGCTGGTATCGATCTGCCAGAGGGTCAATGTACTCACGTTCTGCGTCATACATTCGCTAGCCATTTTATGATGAATGGTGGAAACATATTGGTTTTGCGGGATATCCTAGGACATTCAGATATAAAAATGACCATGGTCTATGCACACTTCGCCCCAGACCATTTAGAAGATGCCGTAACTAAAAATCCTTTATTTAATTTGAGGTAAGTAGTAATTTATGAATAGCGAACTAGAGTTACTTATAAAAATATTATTCCCTTCCCTATCTGCCATTATATCCTTATTAGGGCTTAAAACAGGGTGGACTTATAAAAAAGATAAACTATTCACATCACGTAAAAACATTAGCGAATTTTCATATCAGATGTATAAAAGCAGTGAAGATCCGACCTTCAAAAAACTGGCGGAAGATTACGGCATTGCTGCATTAACCAAAGATAACACATTGACAAAAAAACAAAGATTAATATTACTCAACACAACAAACCCCGTTAGCGATATAGATAATTATTCCAAATGTCAAAGTCTAATTTCCATTACCACCCATAAAGAAATATTCGCATGGAATAAAAAAAGATATAAATACAGCATATATAGAAAATTAATAAAAATCATAACAACTCTAATTTACTTCATGAGCAGTCTCATCGTAGCACTTCCTTTCAGTTATTCTGTTGTAGTAAGTGCTAAGATGATGGAGAAGATAAACCATCTAACTACTTGGCAATACTTTGGTTTAAGCAGCTATTTTGTGGTATCGGGAGTAGCAATATGCTTTATCTGCCTAGATAAGCTCTCCAAGATTAAGATCGCCGAGAGATTAATCGTTTCGAATAGGCGTTTAGGCGACAAATGCAGTGGCGGCACTTTGGCGGCAGAAAGTTAAAAACCCATAAAACGGACAGACACCGCATAAATCTAACCAACTGAAAATCAAAGCAAATCATTGTTTTTACAGACATTGAAATGCTATGTAGGAATTTCGGACGCGGGTTCAACTCCCGCCAGCTCCACCAATCATGATTGGACGGTGTAAGGACTACACCAACAAAAACAGGAAGTTATAAGTCTCAGCAGGACACCGACCAGACGGTGAGGAGACAAAAAAGGATACGCAACGGAGTCGCGACTCCCTATGACATTAAAGCCCGCTGATGCGGGCTTTTTTATTGGTCCTGACCCGCCCTGAATAGAATTCATCCAATTACAGTCCAGACATATACAGTATCCCTCAGCTCAGTATCAGCTTCTCGACAAATGGTCACTGTTATTTACCCGTTGCCAGAAAGAGAATAATTTGCCCCCATAGCCAGCCTTCCCGGAATCTGTATATTCATTAATATTGTTATCGATTCCATCAAGTAACATAGGTTGGATGCGATTGATCTTACTCACATTAGTCGACACGGAACTCAGTAAGTTGAACTCTGGAAAAGCAGTTTAAATAGCATTTAAACAAATGCCACCAGTTCGAAAAAGAGTATAAGCACACTTAATATATTGTTTTAATTATTCATTTCCTTTCAACCCAATTCTTATCCCTCACATTATTTGTTATTAATTTGTTGTTTTTGATCGCAATAAGAAAACAATATGTAACTTTTATGCGCATTTTTCAGAAATGTAGATATTTTTAGATTATGGCTACGAAATGAGCATCGCCATATCACCCTACATCTCATAAGAGGATCGCTTCTGATGAATGCACTGACCGCCGTACAAAATAACGCTGTCGATTCAGGCCAGGACTATAGCGGATTCACTCTCATCCCGTCGGCGCAATCCCCGCGTCTGCTGGAATTCACCTTCACCGAACAGACGACCAAACAGTTTCTCGAACAGGTTGCCGAATGGCCCGTGCAGGCGCTGGAGTACAAATCTTTTCTGCGTTTTCGGGTAGGCAAAATTCTTGACGATCTGTGTGCGAACCAGCTGCAACCATTGCTGTTGAAGACCCTGCTAAACCGTGCTGAAGGTGCGCTGTTGATCAATGCGGTGGGTGTCGATGATGTGAAGCAAGCGGATGAGATGGTGAAGCTGGCGACGGCGGTAGCGCATCTGATTGGCCGTTCCAATTTCGACGCGATGAGCGGTCAGTATTACGCGCGTTTTGTAGTGAAAAATGTCGATAACTCAGACAGCTATCTGCGTCAGCCGCACCGCGTAATGGAGCTGCATAACGACGGCACCTACGTCGAAGAGATCACTGACTATGTGCTGATGATGAAAATCGACGAGCAGAACATGCAGGGTGGAAATTCGTTGCTGCTGCATCTCGATGACTGGGAACATCTGGACCACTATTTCCGCCATCCACTGGCGCGTCGCCCGATGCGCTTTGCCGCGCCGCCGAGCAAAAACGTCAGCAAAGATGTTTTCCATCCAGTGTTCGACGTTGATCAACAGGGTCGCCCGGTGATGCGTTATATCGACCAGTTCGTCCAGCCAAAAGACTTCGAAGAAGGCGTGTGGCTGAGTGAGCTTTCCGATGCCATTGAAACCAGCAAAGGCATTCTTTCTGTGCCCGTTCCCGTTGGCAAATTCCTGTTGATTAACAATCTATTCTGGCTGCACGGTCGCGACCGCTTTACTCCACACCCGGATCTGCGCCGTGAACTGATGCGTCAGCGTGGCTATTTCGCTTACGCCACTAACCACTACCAGACGCATCAGTAA